GCCATGAATCCGCCATAGGCATGGGCGGCATCGACGCCGGCGTGTTTACGCACTTCCTCGAACACCACCCAGTCGAGCCCATCGGCGCACTGCTTGATGTCGGTGAGCCAGCGCTTGAAGCGCAGGTATCGCATCCCGCCGCCTTCGAAGCGCTGTGGCTTGAAGGACTCGCTGCCGCCGCTGATGAGTCCGTCGCGGCCGGTCAGTGCCCAGCCGGTGGTCGTGCCCAGATCCAGGGCCAAAATCGTTGTTGTCATAGTGTTCAGTTCCTCATTCGTTTGGGAGCCGACACCGGGGCTGAAGGATTTGAAGGGTCTGAGGGTTAATCTCTCATACGTGTGTACGCGCACGCGTGTGGGCGTAAATCCGTAAACCCTTCAAATCCTTCAGGCCACCCCGGCAGGCTCGTTGTTTTCAGTCTGGGTAGCGGGCGTATCCCGGGTATTCCTTGGGCTGCAGACCGATGCCTTGAAAGCCCATCGCACCCTTCGGGTTTCGCCATCGGGCAAAGCGTCGCGAGACCAGGGTTTCGGAGAAGCGCTTGATCGATCCGACGAATTCACCGTGCTTTTCTGCCCACTCACGCCAGTCGGCGAACAGGTCTGCCGTGAGGGCGCGCGCAGCAGGTCCGACATAGCAACGCTCACCCATCCACTGACCGATGGCGTCCTCGTCCTCGAAGTACTCGTCCGTTGCATCCAACACCGATTGAGGCTGGCGCAGCCCCTCGCGCTGCCAGGCCAGACACCCCTCGACGCCCCAGCTGAAGATGCCGTTGGCCTCGGCCAGCAACTTGGTCTGCAGCTGCTTGTCGCGCTTTTCAGGTGGCACGGTGATCGTGAAGGGGATCAGGTGCAGACGCCGGCGCATCGCCTCATCGATGTTGCGGATCGCTGGCTTGTGGTTGCCGGCGATCACCAACTTGAACTGCGGCACGTAGGTGAAGAAGTCCTGGCGCATGAAGCGTGCGGACACCCGGTCGCCGCCGGTGATCTCCTTGATCTTCGACTCGTTCCAGCGCCGACCCTGTTCGGTCTCGGTCGCGCCGACGAAGCGAGAACCCCGCAGCCCCGCCAGATCGGTCGGATGCCGATCCCCGCGCGTTTCCATGAAGGTGTCCATGGGCGCGTTGGCCGCATAGTCCCCGAGTAACGTGAAGAGCGTGTTCACGAACACCGACTTGCCGTTGGCGCCGGTGCCGTAGAGGAAGAACAAGGCGTGCTCACTGGTCGCTCCGGTCAGGCAGTAGCCGAACATTCGCTGCAGGTAGGACTGCAGCTCGGCATCACCACCAGTGACCTGCTCAAGGAACCGCATCCAGGTCGGACAGGTGCTGCCCGGCACCAGGGTCGCCGAGGCGATCTTCGTCATCCGGTCGGCACGGTCGTGCGGGCGCATCCGGCCCGTGCGCAGATCGACGACACCCCCTGGTGTGTTGATCAGCCAGATGTCGGCATCCCACTCATCGGTGGTCGCCGCGTGCCGGCGGTCGGTGCGGGCCAGGCGTTCGACACCACCCACGGTGCTGCTCGCCGCGAGCTTGGCCGCGACCTTGCTGCTGTCTGCGCGGACTGCTGCATGGCGACAGACGTGACGGATGAGGTCGGTCGCCGCCAAGGTCTCCTCAGTACGCCAGCGCTGGCCATCCCACATCAGCCATTTGCCCCAGGCCGCGATGTAGCGCCAGTCGCGCTGGTAGCGGCGGGTAAAGCTCACCGCAAGCGCATCTTCGGTACCCCAGACCGTGGTATCGCCATCGTGGTCGGCCTGCCCGTCGTACTCCGGCAGATCAGGCTCATCGCCCAGAGGCTGCACCGTGATGCGTGGCCCGGTGGCAATGAAACCCGCCACATCGAAGCCCTCGGCCAACGCATCCGCCGCATCCCAGCCTTCCGGCTTGGCGTCCGGTGGCAGCAGAATCGCGCAGGAGGTGGCGCCGGCCATCAGCACGGCTTGCGAGGCGGCCTCGGCATAGCCAAAGCCCGGCTTGTCCCGATCCGGCCAGATGAGCACGGCTTTGCCAGAGAGCGGTGACCAGTCGGTTTTGTCGACCGGCGCGTTGGCACCGTGCATCGCGGTGGTCGCCACGATGCCTGCCTCGATCAAAGCCTGCGCACACTTCTCGCCCTCGACCAGGATCACCTGCTCCGCAGCAACGACCCCCGGCTGGTTGTAGAGCGGGCGCGGGTCGGGCGGCGCCATCTTGCGGCGCTTGGCATCCCAGGGGCGGAACTCCTTGCGGCCAGGTGCCGGGTCGTAGCGATACACGCAGGCGAGCAGGTTGCCGGCGGCATCCAGGTAGTCCCACTTGGCCGTGGCCGGCCCCAACTCATCGACCGGCGCTTCTGCCTTCTTGCGCTTCGGCAGGCTCGCGGCCCGACCGACCAGTTGCCCGGCGATCTCCAGCACCCGGGCGAAGTCCGCCTGGGTGTCGAGCCCATGGTGGGCGGCGATCAGATCGAAGATATCACCGCCAACGCCTTCGGCATGGTCGTGCCACAAGCCAGCCGTTTCGCCCTTGAGCGAGACCTCCAGGCTCTCGCCAGGGCTGCCCAGCACGTCGCCGACCAGGTATTTCTGGCCACGCTTCTTGCCAACTGGCAGCAGCGTCATCAGCACTGATTCCAGCCGCGCCAGCAGATCGGCACGGATGGCGTCGCGTTGTGCCTTGAGATCACCTCCAGTGGGGGTAGCCACCGGCGGCACCGAATTGAAATCAAGCATGGATCAGTCCTCCCTGTGGCGGATGGTTGTGGGCGTGGCAGGTGATGGAATGCACGGGCGCGCTGCTGGCGCTAACCACTGACTCGGCAGGTACCGGCACCTTGATCGGCACCTTCTGCCAATGCGCCTTCTCGTCCGCGAGGTAGCCGGCCTTGCGTGCCACGAAGCGCACAAAGTCCGGATGCAAGCCGACTAGGTCGCACCAGAGCGTGAGGTCGTCGCCGAGCAGAAAACGCCTCGCCTCGCGCCGCATCCGGCGGTTGGTCAGACTGAGGCTGTCGTGGATGGCGCGGGCGAGCACCGCCACCACCAGCCGGGACTCTGGGCACACGAGGAAGGTGTGGCGATTGAGCACCTTCTCGATGGCCTGCAGCCCGACCAGGGGTTTGGGGGGCGACCAGCGATCCACCCACTCGGTGCGGTAAGTCTTGCGGGCGCTGGTGCGCTTGGAAGCTGTGCTCATCACACACCTCCCTTCACCAAGCTGCCACCCTTGATAACATGCAACCATTGCACTATCATCAGCCGCATGCCAGTCGTCCAGCGTTTCGCCAATTGCCGGGTTCGGATCAACTCGAAAGACCACCCGCCACCGCACTTCCATGTCCAGTTGAACGATGGCCGGGAAGCATGGGTCAGCATCGACCCCATCGAAATCATCCACGGGCGTGTGGCGACGCGGGAAATCGCTGAAGTACTGGCCTGGGCAAAGGAGCGCCAGGCGTGGCTCGCCCAAACCTTCGAGGAGTTGCAACGATGAGCAAAAACCATTTCCAACTCACCGCTGTCGAGGCGCTGCCCGACTATCGCTTGCGCCTGTCCTACGCCGACGGCCAAACCTTTGAGGTTGATCTGAACGACTGGATCAACACCACAAAGTCGCTGGCAACTCTCAAGGACACAGCCCTTTTTGCCCAAGCCAAGGTGGGCTTTGGTGGGCATGGCGTTGACTGGATCGAGGACGAACTCGACCTGGGCGCAGACAACCTGCGCAACCTCGCCATCGAACAGGCAGGTGGCATTGGTCACGAACGCATCTGGAACTGGCTGCACGAGACCGGCCTGACACTGGAGCAAGCCGCTGACGCCTTGGGCATCTCGCGCCGCATGCTGATCTACTACCGCGACGGCGAGAAACCGATCCCGCGCTCCATCTGGCTGGCGTGCTGGGCTGGGAGGTGGTGCGTCCGCAAGGGCGTGAATTGCCCAAGCGCATTCCATCGGCCCGCGAGTACGCCGCCGCCCACGCTTGATTGCTGAATGGGTGCGCTCATCGCTCACCTCCCCAGCAACGCTGCGCATAGCCGCAGAACTTGCACTCGAAGTGGCTGGCCTCGGCAAAGCCGCGTGGCAGCAGCTCACCGGCTTCGGTCGCCTGAATCACCCGCACCGCGCGGTCGGACATCTTCTGCGCCAGCGCCGCATCGAAGGGGACCAGCTCGAACCACAGCTCCTGCGTGTCCTTGTTGATGGCGGTGAAGAGCGCCGGGTTACGGCTGATGCCTTCGACCGTGCCTTCCATGTAGGCCTGGTAGGTCGCCATCTGCGCGGCATAGACCGGCTTGGTGACCGCCACGCCAGACTTGGCACAGGCCTTCCAGTGCTTGTCGGCCATGGTCTTTCACTCGAAGAGCATCGGGAACGAAAGGCCCAGCTCGGGTGGTGCCGCCGTGATGATTCCGTCGACGTGGCCCTTGATCCGGCCACCCGCCACCGAGAAGCCGAACTGGCCGCCGTTGGCCTTCTGCTTGTGCAGCTCGAAGCCCGCCATGCGCAGCCAGCGCACGGCCAGGTCTTCCAGCACATGGCCAACCTCGAACACCCGCAGGATGCGACCTGAGAAACCCCGGCCGGAATCGACTGGCGCGCCGGCGTACTCGTACTGCAGCGCCCGTTCGCAAGCCACACCCAGGCGGGAGGCGCCGAGGTAGTTGCGCGGGGTCTGTTCCGTACGTTCGGCATCCAAGGCGGCATCGATGAAGCGCGTCACCTGCTCGTGGAAGGCGGGGCGATGATTGAAGTCCAACATCACTTCGCCCTCCCACGCTTGACTGGCTGCCCTGCCACCACCTCTCCGGTCTCCCAGGGCAGGTCATCCTCCAGGTCTGC